GGCAGGGTAAAACCTACATCGCAAATATAATTGGACAACTTGTCTCTCTGGTTCCCAATTCAAACATACTGATAATGTCACCGAACTACGCCTTGTCTCAGATTTCTTTTGACCTGCAAAGAACTCTAATAAAGCATTTTGATTTAGAAGTTACGAAAGATAACGCAAAAGATAAAGTAATTGAAATATCTAATGGCTCGACAATTCGTATGGGTTCGGTCAACCAAGTTGATTCTTGTGTTGGCCGCTCTTACGACCTAATCATCTTTGATGAGGCGGCCCTAGCGGATGGAAAGGATGCATTTAACGTAGCCCTTCGTCCCACACTGGATAAACCAAATTCGAAAGCAATCTTTATATCAACTCCTCGTGGAAAAAGCAACTGGTTCTCTGAATTCTTTTGGAGAGGCTTTTCTGAAGAGTTTCCTGAGTGGGCGTCTATTCGAGCTACTTATAGGGATAACCCTCGCATGTCTGAAAGCGATATTGCGGAAGCTAGAAAATCTATGTCCGAAGCAGAGTTTAAGCAAGAGTACGAAGCTGACTTCAATACCTACGAAGGTCAGATATGGACGTTCGACCACGAACAGTGCATTATAAATGGCAGCGAATTAGACACTAGTAGAATGGACGTCTTCGCGGGGTTAGACGTAGGTTTCAGAGACCCTACTGCCTTTTGTGTAATTGCCTATGACTGGGACACTCAGAAATACTACTTACTCGACGAGTACCTGGACGCAGAGCAGACAACCGAAAAACATGCGGAACATATACAAGGCATGATACACAAGTACGATATTGACTATATTTACATTGACTCGGCTGCACAGCAGACTCGATTCGACTTCGCACAGAACTATGACATCTCTACTATCAACGCGAAAAAGTCCGTACTTGATGGCATCGCCTATGTTGCAGCAATAGTAGATAACAGTACGTTGTTTGTTGAACAAGGCTGTAGCCACACATTGTCAGCGTTGGATCAATACCAGTGGGATCCCAATCCCAACCTTGCAAGAGAGAAGCCTAAGCACAATTACGCATCGCACATGGCGGACGCGTTAAGATACGCACTGTACTCTTTTCAGACTTCATCAACAAGTTTTTAGGATACCTACTCAAAAATAGTGTTTGACATAGTACCCCAAAGTAGATATAATTCTTCTAATCGAAAATAGAAATCCGAAAAACCCAAATGGCTAAACTAAAACGAGATGTAGTGAAATATATCCGAGACAAGGCTAAGAATAAATACGATAAGGGTTCGGCCTGTGAGATTTGTGACGTAACAGAGCCCCTGGATTTTCACCATTTCTACACCCTTGCTCCACTGGTACATAAGTGGTTGAAAGATAATAACCTTAATCCAGAGTATATACTCGCGATTAGGGATGACTTTATAGAACAATATAAAGCTGAACTGTACGACTACACTGCAACACTATGTCACAGGCATCATGTGCAGTTACACAAAGTATATGGAAGAGACCCCGGCTTAGGAACAGCAAAGAAGCAAATGCGGTGGGTCGAGATTCAAAGAGAAAAACATAATGGCATGGTATAACAATATCTTCGGAGGACCCCAGCAGGAAAAGGAGGAAGTTTACGAAAAACTTAACCCTATTCAACAGTATTTTGGGCAAAACCAATCCTCCCGTGAACCTACCCACAGTTATGAAAACTACTACGAAACCTTAGAGATTGTCAACCGTGCAGTAAACATAGTTGTGGATGACTGCGCTGAGATTTCTGCAGTAATAGAATCCGCTAATATACCCGGTATTATAAAAGGTATAAAAAGAGCGAAAGTAAGTAGGCTTATAAACGAAGAGCCTAACCTCTTCCAAGATATTAATTCTTTTAAGCGCAACCTCATTACTGACTATCTACTTGATGGTAATATCTTTATCTATTATGACGGTGTGCATATATACCATATACCAGCTACAGAAGTTACCATACATGGAGACCCTAAAACCTTCATTGAAAAGTATACTTATAGGGACGTAGACTACAGCCCTAGTGAAATCATACACATAAAGGAAAACTCCTTTCATGACATCTATAGAGGAGTCTCTCGCTTAAAGCCTGCTATTCGCACAATGACTTTAATGACGAGCATGAGAGACTTCCAAGATAACTTCTTCAAGAACGGAGCAGTTCCTGGCTTAGTACTTAAATCCCCTAACACTCTTTCTGAGAAGATCAAAGAAAGAATGTTACAGTCCTGGCAGCTAAGGTATAGACCTGATGCTGGTGGTAGACGCCCCCTTATTCTTGATGGCGGTATTGAAGTCGACAAAATATCAAATGTTAATTTCAAAGAACTCGACTTTCAATCTGCCATTCAAGAAAATGAAAAGATCATATTAAAGGCAATAGGAGTACCTCCTATTTTGCTCGACTCTGGTAACAACGCCAACATTCGCCCCAATATGCGACTCTACTATTTGGAGACTATACTACCTATAGTTAGAAAATTAAACTTTGGTTTAGAGCGTTTCTTTGGCTTCAAGATAAGAGAAGATGTTACGGATATTCCAGCACTTCAGCCAGAGTTAAGAGACCAGTCCCAGTACTATACCTCTCTAGTAAATGGAGGAATTATAACCATTAATGAAGCAAGAGAGGAGCTTGGTTTTGAAGCGTTAGAAGGCCAAGATGATATACGGGTACCTGCTAATATAGCAGGCAGCGCAGCTAACCCAGACGAGGGTGGTAAACCAGTAGAGGATGAAAATAGTGAAGAAGAATAAAAAACGGTTGCATGAGAGATTAATTAAAGCAGCCTTGAGAGGTTTAGAGAAAGATTGTATTAAAGAAGGATTCCTTATAAGTCAAGAAGAGGCTATTAAATCCGGAAGGGTTGAGGAGTCTTGGCTTGATGATGAGGTTTGGACTAGCTCTTGGGATACGGTTATAAAGACGTTAAAGGCTTTTCATCCCGGGATCGAAGATTTAAAGCCTAAAGCAAAAGTTAAAGTAACCTCTAAGATTGATAAAGAGGTTTCAGGAGAAAAGAATGGAAAAAATATTTAATCTGACTTCTACTTTTAAGTCTCATACTGAAGATGATGGTAGTATCATGATCAAAGGTATGGCAAGTACTGCAGACTTTGATCGCGCGGGCGATTCGATATCCGCTGACGCATGGACTAAAGGAGGATTAAACAACTTTGAAAAGAATCCTATTATTCTTTTCAATCATGATTACAACCGACCTATTGGAAGAGCTACTGGTTTAAAGAGCACTGAAAATGGATTGGAACTTACTGCGAAAATCAGTAAGGCTGCTAAAGATGTAGCAGAGTTAGTTAAAGACGGTGTTCTTGGGGCCTTTTCTGTTGGTTTTCGAGTCAAGGACGCTGATTATTTAGAGGAAACCGACGGATTAAGAATAAAGGACGCTGAGTTGTTTGAGGTATCGGTAGTATCGGTACCGTGTAATCAATCAGCTACTTTTTCACTGGCGAAATCATTTGACTCTATGGATGAGTACGATGATTTCAAAAAAACTTTCACTAATAGTGACGGGACGAAAGTCCAAAAGGAGATACAAATGTCTGAAGAGACACAACAACCCGTTGACTTGGAAGCTTTTGCTAAAAAAGTAGCTGAGGAAACTGCTGCTAAAATCGCAATGAAGCAAGCCGAGCAAAAAGCAGCCGATATGGCTGTACAAAAAGAACTTGAAGACCAAGCAACTGCAAATGCAGAAGCTAAGGCTCAGCAAGAAGAAGAAGTTAAAACCGCTATTATATCTGGCGTAGAATCAGGCGCTACTCGCTTGGTAGAAGACATGCAAAAAGAATTCGAAGCTGCAAAAGCTGAGGAAATCTCTGCTCTTACCAAGAAGTACGAAGGCGACGTTAAAGAGAAGGCTGATGAGCTTGAATCTATGCGTAACCGTAAGTACGAGTTCTCTACAAAGTCTACCGCAGATTTAGGTCGTGAAGCACTTGAGGCGAAAGTCTTTGGCGCCATTACACAGAAAGGCTGGAACACAGACTTAGGACAGCAAGTTCAAGAGAAAGCAGTTTCTTTTGGTGCTCAGACCACGTCTGGTAACCTTGACATAACTGTAAGTCAGCAGTTTGAAGAAGAAGTTAAGCTTGAAACTAGACTCCTGGGCTTGTTCCGTGAGATCCAAGTTACTTCAGGCGCGACAGTAATGCCTTTCGCTTCTGACGTTAATCCTGCAACCTTCGGTACTACTTTCGATATTGATACTGCTAACCAGCGTATTGATAACGTAGTTGCTGGTACTAACGGTCAGTATGACGTTGCCAATAACGTATTGAACACTCAGCGTCTCGCAGCAGGTACTTACATTGATAACGATGTGGACGAAACTTCTTTAGTTTCTTTCCTTCCAATGATTACTTCTGCTCTCGCACGTTCACATGCTGTAGCAACTGACAAAGCAATTCTTTACGGAACTGCTGGCGTCACCGCTGGAATCGCTGGCGGAAACGGCAACGACAAAGGTACTGGCTTTAGAGCTAGCACTTCTGCTACAACTGCTCAACTCGACGGTACTACTCCTTTTGGAACTAGTATGCTTGAGGCGGGCCGTGCTGCTATGGGCAAATATGCTGTTAATCCTACTGACGTTGTTTATGTTGTTAGTATTGATGCATACTATGATATTCTTGCAGAAGATGGCGACTTCCGAACTGTTGATAAAGCAGGTTCTGATGTAGCTGCTAACATTAACGGCATGATGGGTACTTTGTTTGGTTCCCCCGTTATTGTATCTGCAGAACTCGCACCCGCTAACGCAGGTACTGTTGCTCTTGTTATTAACACAAGTCGCTTCATTATCGGTCGTCTGCGTGGAGTTAGTATTGAAACTGATTACGAAGTTGGTAAGCAGCGCAACATTCTTGTTGCTAGTCAAGCTCTGGGCTTCAAGGCTCTTGAAGGCGTCAATGGCGCACACGCTTTGACTCTTTTAGCTAACTAAATAGCACTACTGATTACTTTAGTAATCATGGAAATTGGGGGAGGTTTCTCCCCCAGTTTTTATTAATGGACTTATGGCAGACTTAATAACATTACAAGATTATAAAGACGCTCAGGGCTTATCTACTCCGAAAGAGGATTTAAAGATAAACTCTACGATTCCGTCTGTAAGTCAATTAATAAAAACTTATTGTGGAAACAGTTTTGTAGACTATTTCTCAGCGAATAAGACAGAAGAATTTAACATTAACTGGGCTACTAATATAGTACAACTGACAGAGAGCCCTGTTAATACAATAGTAAGCGTACAGGAAAGAGACAGCTACGGTGGAAACTATACTACCTTAACTACTACAGCATTCCAGTACTATTTAGATACAGACACAGATAGCATTTTTCGAACAAACTCCGCAGGGGTTCAAAGCTGGCCAAGAGGTATTGGCGCAGTTAAAATAATATACACGGCAGGCTACAGTGTAGTCCCTGCTGACCTTAAGCTGGCGGTAATTGATTTGATTACTTACTATATTAAGGATGAGCACAAAGAGCGTAGAACAATCGCAGGGGCAAGTATACAGAATGCTTCTAGTTCTTCACAGAGAAACAATGTAGCATTCCCAGATCACATCAAGAGAGTCTTAGACTTGTACAAAAACTTCTAATGGCTGAGAAAGGACTACAAGTATTTTTAAACCAATTAGTTAAAGAGCTAGATGGACTTGATAGCGAGGTCTTAAGAAGTGAGTATGACTTCGAGCCTCACACTTTTATTTTTGAACCCACTGATTTATCTGATATAATGATAAAAGCAGCGGCAGCCCAAACTCAATATGGGTGGACTCCTTCATCCGGTGAAATAAAGTACATGAAAGACCAAGCTAAGGTCTATGGTAAGAGATTGGTAGAAGAAGTGTTAGCTTTAGGCGGTAGTGAGTATGGTACTGATGGTTGCGTATTACTTATTGGCAAGGATGAGCAACGTATTAAA